GAGCTGAAAAAACTATCTATATCCATATTACCAATTATTGCTGTGGTGGTGCCGGTTGAGGTTGTGGCACGTTTTGGTTTATAGGTGCTGGTCCCGGTACGATTGACCCGGGTTCCTGATTAGTCTGTCCCGGAAGCTGAGCCTCTTGCGCTCCGCCCGGTGTTGGGAGGTTCGGCTGAGTTCGCATAAAGACAGCCAGATCTCTCATCTTGTTATCAGCTACAATCTGGGCGTGCAAAAAGGCGTAAGCGTAGAGTTCCTCATAGGTCTGATCCGTCATTGAGTCGGCGTGATCGTCGGCGTGATCGAGGATCTTCATTATAAAGGCTTCGTTGGCCTTTCGGTTAGGCTTCACCTGAGATCCTTTGCCGGCTCGAATATCCTGAATAGCTTGGGCGCACTCAGAAAGAAGCTCTTTTGATCCATGGAGATCCAGATCAACGGCACTCTTGACATCTTCATCCTCCCATTGCCCCATCTTCAAGGTGTTTTCAATAACCCATTGAGGGTTCATAAAGGCTTTATACTGCTCAACTGCGAACTGCAAAGACTCTTTTCGGTCCCGGTTCTTTACGATAGATAGCTCGCTCTCCTTAGATCCACCGGTGATCGATACGTCGAACATCCGGATAGGGTGAAGATGATCATCAACTAGCTCTTCCCATTCATATCCATTGGCTCCCATGACTCGAACATATTGCTCTGGGGTCAAGTGGTCCTTGAGGCCGATAAAGAATAGTTGGCCTAGCTCAGCCCAACATTGGCGGTAGAAGTCAGAGTAGAGGTTCATTCGGTTGGCCACCTGCTCTAGGTTTCCAACGTATACGGTTGCGGTGTCTTCGTCTGCATTACCCTGCGCGCCAGCAGTAATGCCGGTCTTTTCGCCCAGCATTCCGTTTAAGAATTGTGTAAGATTGACAACAATAGAGGTGGAGTCTTTTGTTTGGAAGTCATAAATACCCTCGCCGATAGATCGGCCGGGGATAGACTCGGCTTCAACGACTTCATTCAGAACATTCTCGATCTCGCTAGGATCTGGGAAGAAGTCTGGATCAATAGCCCTCTTAGCCCTAACGAGCTTCAAGAGGTTTTCCAAGGCTAGGTTGGTTATGATCCTGATCGTTTCATGGATCGGCCGTACGTCGTCAGCAGGGGCCTTAGTCCAGAATTTCTCTGTGCTTGGGTGGGTGTGCCATGCCCGATATGGCCAAAAGATCTTGTCAAAGCCATCTGGCAAAGAAAACATATCTTCTAATTCCTCACCGCGTACCCAAATGCCTGTTTGATAATCAACAAGAAGATAGTACCTCTTGCCCTCGTATTCCATGTAGTGGTTAAAGAAGTGGTAAAGAGGCTCACCGGTGTAGTTTTCTTTATCCTCGGTAGTCAAAGACTTGTACTGCTTTGACTCTCCCATAATGATATCCTCATTGTCTTGGCCAGCGTCGGAGTCTGATTTATGAGCTAGGATCCTTTTGACCTGCTCTTGATTATAGTTTCCTTTCTCTAGTTGGCTCTTGGTGCGCCAAACATTGCCCTCACCAACAAAGTTATGGAGTTCGAGGTCGTGTCCTTTCTTTGGCTCACAATAAAAGTGCTTCCAGTGGACGGTTCGGAGTACGTCCTTGAACATATCCTTACCTTTCACCTTGACGGTTTCAGCGTGCTTTTCAAAAATAGCAACACCAGAGATCCCGGCATTGCGTTTATTTATTATATCCTTGAGCTTCCACTTCCCGCGATCTGGCCCGGCTTCGTGTTCCCACTTGGCAGTAACCATTTTCGCTTTTTTCAAATCGGCCTCTTCCTGTTTATTATACTTTATCAAGATCTCATCATTGAGCTTTGAAGTCAGTGTGTCGATAAAACCTCCCATGACTGGAATAGGGACGTTAAATCGCCCATCAGCCGGGGCGAGTGCAACATTGTTATAGGCGTCGTCGTTTTTCTTGATCTCTTTTACTCTATTTTGTTTATCCCGGAGTCCTGCTCTGATCTGCTGTACTGCAATTCCGGCCAATGTATCAAAAATGTTTTCGCTCTGTGCCGGAGCTTCTTGGTCTGGCGCTGATGATGGTATGTTTTCCGTCATGGTTTTTGAATATGAAAAATAAATTGGCGCACTCCAATATATAAATTATAGCACTCTTCTAATAGACTGTGGATAACTAGCCTCCGTACTCACTCATAGGCGGAGTCTTGCGCTTACGGCTCTTTCCGATCCTCTTGTCTTTCGTATTTTCAAATGCTTCTAGTCCATTGGCCAAAGCGTCTATCCTGTCATCCCGTCGCCCAACAGGGAACTCAAGAGCTTCCCTCTCAAGGGCTGAGTCGTCCCCATTTTCTCGGTGCCAAATTACCCCAGCCTTATAGAGCGGGATCAATCCACGGACCCTTTCCCTCTTGCTGGTTGAGTTGTTCATTTTTAATATCCGGACGGTGAAGAAGATCCCTCGCTTCCTCTGTTCTTCAAGAATGAAGTACTCTAATGATTTTTGATATGCCACGCCCTCGATCCAAACCTCACTCCGATATTTCTCATGGTGCCAAAAGATCGCGTCGATAAGTTGGAGTGGATCTAACTTGCCGGCCGTTTCCTCCCTCAAATACCAATCCGGCTCAGTCTTTTCTTTTCCAACGGTCCGGACGCAAGAGTTATCGGCCTCAGCTTTCTCACTGATGGCTGGATCAACGAGCGTAACGTGTCTAAGATCCTTGTGCTTGATATCATCCTCTTTGTAGGTCTTGAACCACGTCTTATCGAACTCCTGAGTTTCGGAGCTGATCGGATGTTGCTGATAAAGTGCGGACCAGTCATAGATCCCAACTTGGTTTTTTTTGGCGGTTAGCATTTCTTTTGTAAACTTCCATGGCCAAAGAGGGTCCCCGATATCTCGGTGTTCTTCTTTGACTTCGGCAATAGCTGGTAGGTTGATCTCTTCCCATTCATCAAATTCTTCTAGGCCAGCTTGACGATCCTCGATCTCCTTTTGTTTCAAACGGCCAACGAGATCGTCCAAGTGCCACCGGGTTACAATAACCACGATCAGTCCATAACCCTCTTCACGAGTTGTAAAAGTTGAGGTCCACCACTCCCAAACGTTATCCCGGATCAGCGCACTCTCCGCTTCTTTACGGTCCTTGAATGGGTCGTCTACAATTCCAATCTTAAAACCTCCACCGGTAATACCAGCGCCCACACCAGAGGCTCGATATATTCCCCCTTCCCGAGTAGCCCACTTCCCCTTAGCTTTCTGATCAGGAGCCAGCTTAGTATCAAAAATATGTTGGTATGAGTCGCTTAGCATAAGATCTCGGGTCTGCCTACCGAAGCCAGTGGCCAGATCTGTGCTATAACTCGTGATCATAATAGACAAATCAGGGTACTTACCTAGGGCAAAGGCCGAGAATTTGACAGAAGCTAGGTCGCTTTTCCCGTGTCGAGGGGGCATAGTAAGGATCAGCCGGGTCTTTTTGTTCTGTACGGCGCGCTCTAAGCCACGCTCTAGGGCCTTAGCGATCAATTCATGGTGCCAGTTGACATGATATCTCTTGTCTGTGGCTATGGCAAAGGCGTCCAGATATCTCCGGCCCGACTCGTTTACAAACTTAGTGCGATCATCCATCTTTGTTTATTTAGTTCCCATATTTATTTGATCTTAGAATGATAATAAGCTCGCTGATATCTTCGCTGATACTCGTTGTACTTTTTCCGGTTCTTTTCACGCCATCTCCGCACGGCCTCAATACGCACAGCTCTGTAAGCCGGATCTTTCTGCATTCTTTGGTGGCGCTTTTTGCACCTGTCGTTATTTGTTTTACTGGCCATTTCTTTTTAACCTTAACTTTACCATAAGAGCCTCTATAAGGCCCGGGCGCTCAAAAGTCATACTTCCACCCTCCTGAGCCACAACAAACAGCCCTAGGCGTGGTTTTGTGCCGTCTACAACGGCGTCGTCAACGATCTTATCCTCCACTTTCTTCCCTTTCCGAGTAGTGGTGATCCCGACCTTGTGCATGAAGCCCAACGCCTGCAACTGCTCTTTTGTGATGTATTGTCTATTCATCTTTAAGCAACCCCGTTTCCGTGGACGTCCTTGCCGCAATAATCGCATGGAGTTCCTTTGTATCGACTGTCTGCCTCTCCTGAGTAAGTCATAAAACCTTGATATTATCCCAATCCTTTAAGTATAAAACTCTTTGGCTCATAGTATCTTCGCGGTTTTCTGGATCCGCGACAGTAAAAAACTCTTCGCCAACCTCGGTAACGACCCCCGAGATCTTTTCTCCATTGCAAAACCTTATTCTCTGGTATAGATGAGCTAGTGGCTGAGCAGAAGGGTATTTGGGCTGATGAAGGCCCCGCTGGGTCTTCTGCTCTAGTGGGTCCCAGCCATTAACTCACCTATATACCATATTATTGCAAAACCTTATTCTCTGGTATAGATGAGCTAGATGATGAGGGCAAGGTTTGACTTGCAGGATATTCGCTAATACCACTCTACTCCCCAACACGGGTTTCGTGACGCACCTTGGCGGTCAATCCACCGCCTAATCTAGCGTTTTCACTTAAACTATCGGTGCTAAGTATGTCGCTATGTGGCTCACAGTCCACTACCTCATCATTCAACTCACCTATATACCATATTTTTGTACTCGATCTCAAGCACGTCGTCGTGGCCGACGTACTCTTCGAGCCTCTTGGTGAATTTGTGCCTATTGGTTATTTTCGTCTTTGTGAAGTCCGGCATATGGATTCTTGATATAAAATAGAATGACCTTTTTTTGTAGCTTGTCGAATTTATGAGGTACATCTTCCCTCCCCGGGCATACCTTGTTTCCAGTAACCCCAAGCCATAGGAAGTCATGGGCCTCGCAGAAATTAAGCTCTACCTCAACGGCTATGCTTAAATTTGGTTTGTCGCGGATATTTTGTGGTATTGGTATTGAGATCATAAATGTTTCTAGTTAGGGGTTAAAGTGTCATAATACTCATACTCTTCTCTTGTTATTGGAATTTCGTCTAACATTGACCATTGTTTTTTGGTTTGATGATTAAGCTCTGGCATACAATATCGGCAACCACTAGTTGAGCCACATTTCATTGGACAATATGCTGGTATACGATATTCTTTTCCGTCTGTTGTTGTAAATCTCATATATTTCTAGTTAGTTAACAGCTCTGCAATAAATTCTAATGTGGATTGCTCCTGTTCCTCTAGGGTTTTGGTTAAGTTCCATTTTCGTAAAATTGCATTACTATGTCCTACGAACCACGAATGAGCGATAGCAGAAGATACTTTCCCCTCGTTTATTTTTTTTACCGCCAGCAACACATCAGCTAGTTGGATTGGGCGACAACATTGATGTACTCCGTTCACTACGCACTCAGAGCAACCTTCCCAATCTACATCTCCATCATCGTTATTCTGCACTGGGAAGTGTCCATCTTGACAGTGATCTACTGGGCAATTACATTGTCCCTCGTATTTCATTATCTCAGGATTAGTCTTAATGCACGCTTCTTTTATTTTTTCGTAGTTAGTCATTTATTTTTTTCGCTTACTCATTTTCTCTTTCAACCTTTCGTTTTGTTTGGCTGGGAGCTGCCGCAGTAGGCATTCTGGCCGCTCCAAAACATAGTGGCGAA